ACGGGAGTACAACGAAGAGCGACCGAAAAAAGCGCTGGGCGGGCTGACACCCGCCGCCTACGCCGAGCAGTTAAAGTAACCCCGGGCTCTAAATTGCCCCGCTACTGAAAGCGGGGGGACGTCGATCGGAAAAAGGTAATTTTGGTAACCGCACTGGCGAAACGCCCTATTTTTCCCATGTTATCAGATAGTTAGCGATGCACGGCGAAGGTAATCAGAAGGTAATCTAAGGTGATCTGATTACCTTCCTAAAAGGTAATTTTTCTTCCCACCCTACTCTTTTATATTCAATGACTTACGGAGGAAGGTAATTTTTATCACCTTTGGATTACCTTTCTCCGTAACCCACATTTCCTCGATGTACCAGGCACTTAGGCCATCCCCAGGCCACATGGTTACCTTGATTACCTTTTTCGGTCCCGAGTCCGCCGGCGGTTCTCACCGAAGCGCCGCAGGACAGTTCGTGGCTGCATCAATCCGCGTCACCTAAGCCGCCACTCGAACTCTGCGCAGGCGGCGACATGGAGAGGTCCGCGCCATGTGCATCACCTGCATCAAAAGTGAAGGGGGAAGCGTGCAGGCGAGGAGGGGGGACGACCGCGCGCGCAGCTCATGATTCCCCCTTCCAGCCAAATCGCAGCACGCTGGGCGCACCTTTGTGCGTGGGCGCTGATCGATCGCGAAAACGCCACTGGTTCGACTTGCCTGCGTCTATGTGAAAACGAAAAAAGGCGGACCCTCTGTCAGTTGTGTTGGGCTTGTTGTCCATAGCGACGCGCGTCGAAGAGCGGCAGCAGGCACTTTGGGTGGCGCGTTTCGCTCCCAGTCACCAGGGCTCTCAACGAGTCTCTACCTGTTGCGAGGCAGGCCAAAAACCGCGTGAATCGCAAAAATCGACAAACTTTTGTCGTTTTTTGTGTTCTATGGCACCCTAACCCAACGTTCGTAAGGCGTTCGCCATGCTCCATAGATACTCAATAAAGAATTTCCTGAGCTTCGCTGACCTAACCGAGGTCTCACTGCGCCTCACCGAAAAGGCCAACTCATTAGGTTGGCACGCCCACTCTCCTTCAGGTCAGCGATATTCCATCGCCATGGCGGTGATCGGTCCGAACGGCAGCGGCAAGACCTCCCTTTTGAAGCCGCTGGCCTTCTTACGCTGGTTCATCGCGGACTCGTTCAATGGACTATCACCAAATGACGAGCTCCCGATCAAACCGCATTTTACGAAACCAAATGAACCTGTTGAGTTTGAGTTTGAGGCAGACGACGGCGAAGGCACCAGCTGGCGATACGTCCTGATAGCGACTAGGCAGCGAGTTTTGCATGAGGCCGTGTATCAGAAGCCTAAAAACCGCAAGTTCTACTCTTATGTGTTCCTAAGAGATTGGGATGAGTTGAGCGACACCTACACAATCAAGCAGAAGGGCTATGGCTTTCTCTCGGCAGAAGCCAAGAAGGTCCGCTCCAACGCGTCCCTGATCTCCACAGCTGCTCAATATGGTGTGCCGCTTGCTCAGTCGTTGGCCGGCGTCAGTGTCGTCTCTAACATCAACGTCCTGGGCAGAGTATATGCCGACCCATTTTGCAAGGGAGCGGCAGAATATTTCCATGAAAACAGCGAGCTTCGAACACAGATGGAGACCTTGCTCCGATCCTGGGATATGGGTTTGGCCGGTATTGACATTAGGAAAATTCCAGTCACAAAAGCATCCTCGGCAGAGGCGCCTACCGAAGAACCAGCCGAAAATGCGCAATACATCCCCTACGGTGTGCACAAGCTTGCCGACGGATCGACGCATATGTTGCCAATGTACGAAGAATCTAACGGCACTCGAGCGGCGTTCAATAATCTTTGGATGGTTCTCGAAGTTTTGTCGACAGGCGGCCTTGCCGTGATCGATGAGCTTGAAAGCGACATGCATCCGCTCATGCTTGAGCCACTACTTGGTCTCTTCGCTAATCCGAGAACCAACCCGCACCAGGCACAGGTGATCTTCACCTGCCATGCCGCAGAGGTTCTCAACCTTCTTAATAAGTCGCAGGTGATGTTGGTCGAAAAAATCGACTGCTGTAGCGAGGCGTGGCGCCTTGACTCAATGATCGGCGTGCGCAATCAGGATAACTTGTACGCAAAGTACATGAGCGGTGCCTACGGAGCGATTCCTAAGCTATGACTGGGCCGCGAAAAAGATCGGTACAATTTACTCTTCTCATTGTTGGCGAGGGTGATGCGGAAGTAGCTTTTTTGCAGCACCTACGCAGCATTTACAGTGCAGAGATCGGAAGTTCAATCACACTCAAGAACGCATATGGCGGAGGTGGCCATCAAGCCCTTAAGCAAGCGATCCGGGATGTTCGAGCTTGGCAGTACAACAAGGCTGTGGTGATGATCGATACAGACGCACACTGGAATGATGCAGATCGAAAGGAAGCAACCAGGACCGGCATCAAAGTTGTTGAATCGACACCATGCCTGGAAGCGACACTGCTGAAGATTGCGGGGTACAGACCGAAAGAAAACACACCCGACCTCAAAGATCAGTTTGTGCATATTTTCGGCTGCGAAGCGCATGAACCACGCTATTTACAGGCTCATTTTGGGCGAGCCGTCGTCGACGCGGCAAGAGACAACGTACCATCATTGCACGACCTCATGAATCATATGGGTATCGCGAAGCAAAAGTTCAGCGCGGGCTAACGGCTGAGTCAACGAGTCAGAACGCACTTTTCAATCTGTGTTAGCGAACACAACCAACAGCTGATCAAAATTTTCCACCTAAATCAAACTGACCGCCTTCGCTCCACGCTCGATTCTGATCAGAACCTAATTTTCATTTTTTGGCTCGAAGGTGTCATAAACCATGAAATCATTCAGCCAGCGCAAAGGACTCAAACCGGTCGCCGAAGTAGCCCAGATCGGCACAATGTCTGAAGAATTGCGCAATTCCATTTGGAACGCGCTGGACCAAATGTTTTGGTCGAGCGAGGGCTTCGTATATGACAGTCATGGCGACGCACCGGAGATAGAAGAGTTTAGCCGTGCGCTCTGGGCGTACTACTTCAAGAAGCCGGTCGATTCCAGGCCTGCATACGGCTTACCATCACGGGGGCGCAAGATACTCGAACATATCCGCGAGTACTTCTTTCGCTGCGAATGGAACGAAGTCTACGATCTGCTCGAATTTTTGGTCCGAATCTATAGAAGGACCGCGCCGGGCTTGCCCGATTTTCTCAACGAGACCCTTGCGCGAGAGTTGTCCGGTTACAAGTTTATCGATGGAGTCCTAGTAGACATCACCGATCCTCAAGAAAGCCAAATGCTTACCGAAGCGTTGGCGGATACGAGGTTCGCGCCGGTAACTGCTCACCTTGAGCGAGCACTTAGCCTCTTAGCTGACCGGAAACAACCGGACTTTCGCAACTCCATAAAGGAGTCAATCTCCGCCGTAGAAGCTATGGCACGCATCGTCTCGCAGAACGATAAGGCGACTCTGGGCGAAGCACTGAAAATTCTGGAGAAAAAAGGTCATCTGCATCCAGCGCTGAAAGACGGTTTTTCCAAACTGTATGGATACACGAACGATGACGACGGAATACGACATGCAATGCTTGAAGAACCCGACTTAGACCAGTCCGATGCCAGATACTTTCTTTTGTCCTGCACTTCGTTCATCAACTATCTGAAAGCAAACCTAACATAGCAAACGACACTCGTAGAGATTTCATGGCTCGACCGGCCTAAACCGAAATGCTTTAACGTCGAGCAACGCGTTAAGGCCGAGCATTTTCGCCTGAATTGGTGCAACCTCATTTTCGACGAAAACTTGTTTGGCTTTCTCCACGTCACCAAAACCCCCAGCGTTAGTAGGAATCATTCCTAGCAACTGCGGCGGCACGCGATGAGCAGCCAAGATGTCGTCGCGGCTGGTGTTCTTGATTGACGCAAAGTCATCCTTTGCCGCCACCTCGCTGATCGGAATCAGCTGCAAGCCGTCCTTCTTGCCGTTGGGCGCGTACATGAACAGGTTCCGAAAATTTCCCGGTCCCTTCGAGTTCCGCAACGCCTCGCGCAATGCATCGATGTCCGCCGACTGCTGCGCAGCATCCGTCATGTAAAGAATGAAACCGGCATGCGAGCCGTTGTCGTAATACTTGCGGCGGAACAGCGTGGCCGACTTGTTGAGCTGCGCCGCATGCAGTGCGCTCAAGTATTCCGGCACGCCGTAGATTTCCTGGCTCACATCCGGCGCAAACAACTGGCATACCGGGTTCTCGAATTGGAACGCCTCGCTGGTATAGGGCACAAACCAGCACGGCCCACCGTTCACGCCTACGCGCGTGAACAGTGCCGGCGACCGCTTTAGCCGCAGCAGTCGCTTGGACATCGATGGGATCTGCTCCAGGTATGCGTGCGCGAACACCAGGTAGTCCGTAGCGAACGCCTCGAAGTCGGCGACGGACAAGTACGGTGTCGGCACGAACGAAGACACCAGTAGGTTGCGCTTGATGAAGATGGCGGACGAGTGATGCGGCGCCGTGCGCAGCATATTGGCCAGGCCGAGCACGCTCACTGGTGGCTCGTACCAACGGCCATTGCTCCACACCTGCGCGTAGCCCAGCAGAGAGGCGCGATCGATCGGCTCCGGCTCGCCGAACGTAAAGGCGTGTGCTTTCGTGGCCTCGGTGTTAGCCACGCCGGCCTGCGGCTTAGGGTTCTTGCGCTTGCCCATCAGGAAATCTCCATAAAGCTTTGGCTGTTGGCCGCGCGGCCTTCCAGCGGTTCGACTATCAGGGAATGCATGACCGACCAGGCGAGATCCGCGTGGCCGACGTCTGCGGAGCGGCTTGCGTCGTAGGTCACGTGCCGGCCACTTGGTGTAAGGGTTTTGCGGATGGCCATGAAGGCGGCAGCGAGATCGGTCCAGCCGGCGTCCCATTCCAGACGCCCTTTGCCCATCACGTCCTGCGCCTTCATCACCATCAGCGCCTTGGATTCGGGCGAGTACTGGATCGCGCGCGCCATCGGGAAGAACTGCTTCACCAGCTGATAGACACCTGTGCCCATACCGGTGGTGTCGATCGCAATGTCGGTGACGTGGTAGGTGTCGCAGAGCCGCTTGATGTTAGCGGCCTGCGCATCGAAGTCCTGACCGGGCCATTGGTGCTTTTCGATCACACGAAACAGGTCGCGCCCAGAGGTCGGCAGCGCATTCACCGTGCAGCCCGAAGGATCGCCGCCACTGGTGCCCTTGGACGGATCAAAGCCAATCGACACCGGCGCATCGCCCAGCGGGCGGGGCGCGAACGGACGCACGTCGTCCCACACCTCCCAGCTGTCCACCATGCAGCGGCGCACCAGGGCGAACGGAAACACCGAGGCTGAGTCGTCAATGAACTCGCACATTAGGAGCTGCTGGAATTCCTCGCTGCTGTATTCCAGCCGCAATTGATCGATGTCGAACAGGTTGCAGCCGCCGGCCATGGCATCCAGCACCGTCACGATCTGGCGCCACTGGCCGTCTGCGCACGCCAAGCCGTGCATGAGTGCCGCATGGCTGATGTCGATCTCGACCCGCTCCGCCTTCGCCCTGCCCTTGTTGAAGAGCGCGCCCGACCAGAACGGATAGGCGTCGTGGCTGAGCGCCGAGGGTGTCGAGAAATACGTCTGCCGCCATTTCTTGTGGATGGCCATGCCGGACGCGACCTTGCGCAGCGTCTGGAAGCCGTACACCCAGAAGTATTCGTCGAAGTACAGATTGCCGTGGTAGCTCTGCGCCGTGCGCGCATTCGTGCCAAGGAAGTACAGCGACGCATCGTTGGGCAGGATGATCGGATCGCCCTTCAGCTCGATCTCGGCCGCCTCCTTCGCAAACTGCGTGAGGTACTGGCGGAACACATCCGCCTGTGCGCGACTCGCTGACAAGAAAATCTGATTGCGGTCCGTGACGATCGCGTCGTCCAGCGCCTCGCGTGCGAAATACCAGGTCGCACCGATCTGGCGCGATTTCAGGATATTGCGGATGCGCTGCACGAGCCCGGCGACGTGCCACCGGCGCTGATAGGCGAACAACGAGTCCATGAAGGCTTCGTGCAGCCGCGTCGCCTGCGCTGGGCTGTAGTCGTTCTTGAGTGGCTTCTTTTTTGGATCCGCGTTGCGGTTCGCCACCTTCGGATTGAGATGCCCTTCATGACCACCGGGCGCCTCATAGCGATGCACGCGCGCGATCTGCGCGACCTGGCGCATCAGGAGATCGATTTCCTTGAAATCGTGCGCGTCCTTTTTGTCTTTTGCGATCAACTGGCATAGCCGCGCTTCCAACACCGCATCCACGCGATCGATCGGTTTCGCATTTGCCCAACCGTCGCGCTGCTTCCACGATTCCACGGTCGAACGCGCCTGGCCGATGTATTCGGCAATCGCGGTCACGCTCCAGCCTTGGAAATACAGACTGCGAGCAACGGTGCGCGGATCGGTGGCGACGGTGGGCATCAACATGGCCGACAGCGTAGGGACGCGCCTGCGCGCGCTGGGCCGCGTGTTGTTCTTAACCACTGCGTACAGAACCGCACCGCGTTGCCGCTGCGTGCAGCGCTATCGATGCTGGCGACCTACTCCTGTCCCCACGTCACCGAGGCCCGTTGCATGGCAAAGAAATCCAAGAAATTCCGCATCGCGACCGAAGGCGCCACGGTCGACGGCCGCACGATCCAGCGCGAATGGATTGCGCAGATGGCCGAGCACTACGACCCGGCCAAGTACCGCGCGACGATCAACCTGGAACACATCCGCGGCGTGCTGCCCGATGGGCCGTTCCGCAATTACGGCTTCGTCGATGCGCTGTCCCAGGTCCAGAACGCAGACGGCAAGCTGGAACTCTTCGCCGAAATCTCGCCCACCGATGATCTGGTCGGCATGACCAAGAAAGGCCAGAAGGTCTTTACCTCCATCGAGGTCA